TACTATAATATAATGCCATTTGTTCTTATCAAAAAAACAGATAATTATCTAAAAGTATTTATAACCGTTGCATTTATATTTATAATTATAATTATTATCAACGAATATAAGGAAAAAAAATCATCTAAGAAATTTACAAAAGAATCATTTAACGAATCATCTTCTAAAAAAACATATTCCATTAAATCTGATGCTTCATCTATCAAACCATTTGAAAAATCTGTAATAAAACCTTCATTTGATAAATCATCATCTGATAAATCATCATCTGATAAATCATCTTCTGATAAATTATCATCTGATAAATCATCTTCTGATAAATCATCTTCTGATAAATTATCATCTGATAAATCATCTTCTGATAAATCATCTTCTGATAAATCTAATGTTTCATCTATTAAACCATTTGAAAAATCTGTAATTAAAAGTTCATTTGATCAAACTAAATCATATACATTAGGTGTTTGTTCAAAAAACTGTTGTTCAACACAATGGAAAACACATATAGATGTAACTGAAGGATCTAAAGTTAAATCAACAGATGTTGGACCAGGTAAAAAATATTTAACGAGTAATATGACATGTAATAATGGTGTAATTAATACTGGTTGTGTATGCATCTCAGATGAAACAAAAAAAATGTTTAATAATAGAGGTTTTGTAAAAGAAGTACCAATGTCTAATGGTTTATTAGATGCTGACTATACGATATCCCCTTTCACTTATCCAAAACAGTTAAATAGTTTAGATACCAAAGATAACTATTATATGATAAGCAACTTTAGTACACCAATAGATGATAATTTAATTGATTATTATAATAATAAACCAATAGATAAATTTACGACTGATCAATTGATATCTTATCCAATTGGTATTAGTGATAGATCATGAAAGTTTCAAAAAATGTAAAAAATTAATTTTTACCTTTTTACACTTCTATAAGGATGATAGCAAACTATCATACAATGTTTCATGGTTAGTGGTATGAATGCTAGCAGGAATCCTTGGAGAGTTTAAATGGTTAATTTGCTTGAGCTAAAATTACCACAAAAATGAATTTTCATATATTGAAATATATGAAAATTTTTCAATTTTTCTTATTAATTATTTTTAATTAATAGTTATAAAAATATCTAAATATAAATATATTGACAATGTCTTTTTATTTATTAAAAAAAGAGAGATATCTTGATTTTGGATTATGCGTTCTTTTTGGTATGTTACTGATGTTTATTATACAGTCAATTACTAAGAAAGATAGAAAAAAAAGAACAATTAAAACTCATTTATCATCAGTTAGATCATATATTTCTAAACTATCTGATTCAATTAGAAATAAATCTAAATCTAAATCTAAATCTAAATCTAAATCTAAATCTAATTTAAGAAAACATAAAAATAAACATGTTAATTCACATAGTATCCCAAGAGTAGTATCTAATTCAAACAATAATGTAATGTCATTATCTGTAGAAGTAAATAGAGAACAAGAATTAGATGATTATTATCAATCATATCTTTCCAAATTATCTGAATCAATCAGAGATAAAGTAAAATCAAAAAATAAAAATATGAGAAAGAATAGAAATAATCATGTTAAAGCACATAATAGTAGCCCAAGAGTATTATCTATTTCAAAAAATAATGTAATGTCATTATCTGAAGAATTTAATAGAGATAATGAATTAGATGAATATTATAGATTATATACTCCTACTATATCATCTAATAGATATTAGATTATTTTTTTTAAATTATATTTATAATATAATTTAAATTATATATGAGTTACTATTTATACCTTGTTGAAACAAAAAAAGAATATACACTACACCTAACTAACATAATAACACCATTAATATATGAAGGAGTATCATCAATATATGATGATGCAAGAAATAATTCAACAAAAAATGAAGAATTAAAACTATTTCAAAGTTTATTAAGAAAAATACCATCTTGGAATGAATATCTAATTGAACAAGAAACAAAAAGAATCATTAGAAGTTCTCAAAAAGGGGAAATAGTTGAAGATCTAATAAAAGCCGTTATTAAATCAAATATAATGATATTAACAAATACACCACCAGAGAAAAAAGATAATATGAAAATTAAACATGATATAACAAGTCAAAAATTTATTCATAATATTTATATAGAAGTTGCTAGAAATGTATTTCAAAATCCATTTTTATTTTACCATGAATATAATAGTTATGAATTAAAAGAAAATCAAAGAAAAGCATCCGAATTAATTAATAAAAGTATTGGTAATGCGATAAGAAAGATGTTACCAATGAATATGATATTGCAGAATTATTTGGGAAATACATTTGATAATCAATCTGATGATTTTCAGAATTCTATACCTAATTCAGATTATGATAAATTAAGACATATGTTAAATAAAGAACCAAATGAAAATAGTTACCAATTAGTTAAAAAAAATGATACAGGAACAAATCAAAATCAAAATCAAAATCAACATCAAGTAGTTCAATCACCTATTCAATCACCTGTTCAGATGACAAATCAGATAATTCAACAAAATGATAATGGTGATATAACAGTTAATTTACAGACTCAACAAAACAAACCACATATTGAAAGTTCTGAACATTTTAAAGAGCTACAAAAACTAGTAAAACAGAATATTTCACCCATTGAAAATGAAGTAAATAAAATAATGTTAAAAAATACAGAAAAAGCAATGAGTGAAGCACTATCTGAAAAAGTTTTAAGTGCTAAATTTAAACATAGCGAAACCTCAAAATTACAATCTCCTGAACCAAAAACACAACAAATTGATAACAATCAAATGCTAGATAGTGAAACATCTATTCAAACACAAAAAACAAAAAATAGACAGATACCAATAATTGATACTGAAATGTCTTTTCTAGCACAAAAAACAAAAAACAAACAGATACCAATTATAGATAGTGAGGATGCAAGTGTTGCTTATTTTAAACAATATAAAGATAATAATGTAATGAATGTATATGATAATAGTAAGAAAAAAGAAAAAGAAAAAGAAAAAGAAAGAGAAAGAGAAAAAGAAAGAGAAAAAGGAAAACCATATATTAATTTGAATATTAATGATAATAGTTCAGCGGAATTACAATTATTATTAAATGATTTATCATCAGTGAAAAATGATGATAAAAAAAGTGTATATGAAAATAAGAAAAAATATTTTAATAATAATGTAATATTATAAAAAAATCTAACAGTATTATATATTTACAATTTATGCAAACTCAAAATAAATTAGCAATCTCACTTGGATTATTTATTTTTACATATTTAATATTATATTTAGATAGACTATCTAAATCAAATAGTAATGTTAGAGAAGATGGATATAGGAAAAAAAGTAAAATTGTTAGTGTTAAAATTCCTTTGATCGTTAGTTTGTTATCTTTTGTTTTATTAACTGTATTTGAAAGCAAGTTTAAAGAGATCTTTTATTCTTGTAAACATTGTGATCAAAAACAAGAAATATTTACTATAATGGCAGACTTCTAAATTATTAATATCTCATCCATTTATATATATACATATATAAATGGATATAGATATCCCCGGTCAGACTTTAAAATTAGACGAATTTAAAATAAAATCATTAATCTATGATGAAAATGGAGACTTTATTAATCCAAGAATTGTTATGATAGCACCTTCTGGATCTGGTAAATCTTGGATTGTTAGAAATATATTATGTGAGATGAAAGATATACCATGTGGGACTATAATAGCACCTACAGACAAAATGAATAAATTTTATGATGAATTTGTTCCATCATCATTTATTCATCATGAATATAAGCCTGAAATAATTCCTAAAATTTTGGGGAGACAAAAAAGAATTCTTGAAAAGAATGAGAGTAGAGAGATTGCAGGAAAAAAAAAACTTGATCCTAGATCTTTCTTAGTGATGGATGATTGTATGGCTGCTAAACATTTATGGATTAAAGATCCAAATGTTTTAGAAATCATGAATCAAGGTCGTCATTTTAAATTAACATATATTTTAACTATGCAATACTGTTTAGGTATTCAACCTGAATTAAGAACACAATTCAATTATATATTTTTATTAGGGGAAGATAATGCTGCATCACGGAAAAAATTATATGAACATTGGGCTGGTGTTTTTCCTAAGTTTGATATCTTCGAACAAGTCTTCCTACAAGTCACAAATAACTATGGTTGTATGGTTATCAATAATAGAATTAAAACAACAGATCTAACTAAAAAAGTATTCTGGTTTAGAGCTAAAAAAGTTCCAAGTTTTAAAATAGGTATTCCTAGATTTTTAAAATTTCATGATGAAAGATATGATCCAAACCACCAAAATAAACAACAACTGTTCGATATTACTAATTTTGGTAGCAAAAAAAAAGCTAATATTCTCGTTAAACTAATTAAATAACTCTTCTGTCCGTTAAACCAATACCCCTACTCATCATCCATGGTGAAATATTAGAAAACATCGTCTTAAAGATGTCATCTATTGGCACTGGTTCATCTTGTTCCTCTTTAAATGTTCGTGGCATATACCTGTATTCTATCACCGGTTTTGGACACTTATTTAATGTGTTTATCCTAGTCATTTCATAAACTAACATAATAGATACTACAAATATTAACATCATTATTATATTCTTTAACTCCATTATAATAATTATTATATCACATAATAATTATCATAAACTAATCAATATTTAATTTTTATTAATTCTTATTCTGTTCTCTTTCCATTTCCTTGACTCTTGCATCTAATTCCCTCTCCAACTCTCTAATCTTATTAATACTTCTATTTATCTCCTCCTTTTCTTGATCAAGTTCTAATTTTTGTTGTTCTGATACATCCTTCAAATTATCCAAATCAGAGTTATCAACATTCTCTTGTTCATTTTCAACAGTCTGTTTTATATTTTCATCTTCTGGATGATCTAATTTATCTAACATTTCTGTCTTCTTCTTTTTCTCATTTTTTATCTTTTTCTTATTTGCTTCTTCAGCAGCCTTTCTTGTTTCATCCTGTTTTCTTAATTCATGAAACATTTTTGCTTCATCTTGTTGTTTATTATATGCTTTCATCAATCTATTTAATTCACTATTCATATAATTGCTATCTTTTGCCTTTTCGGGATTATCCTCAAATGGTAACCATTTACCAACATTACCTACATAGATATTATGATAAGGATCCATTTTTACCAAATAATCAGCTCTTTTTTTAGCCTCCTCCTCTGTTGCATATACACCTCTAATTTTAATACCACAAACAGTAATATCCTTTCTCTTCTTTTTATCAACAGAACTTGGTTTCAAAAATGAGATACATACATATTGTTGTTCTGATAATACAGGATCCTCTGTTAGATAATCATCTGGTTCAACTGTTTTTCTTGATCTATTTTCAGGAATTTCAGAACTATTTGATTTAATGCTTGACATTTAAGATTCTATATAAATTTATAATAAATAAATCTTTAAATCATTTAATAAAATACAATATATAATCAATCGATTAATCCATTAATCATATTTAATGTTATCTTTTCATTATAAGCATCCAGTATTTTTTTTGGTAAATTAGACGATAAAATACTTTTATACTTACTATGTGACATAATATCATCTATTATTATCTTAATATGATCAAGATGTTCTGTTACATTTCTATATGTATATTCATCTCTATTGTGATAACAGTATTTAATTGCATCTGCTATAATATCAGTATCATCTTTGAGTTTATCTGAAACATAAAAATAGTTTTTGCCATTTTTTTGAATAGTTTTCAATACGATCTCTTTATCATTTTGATATTTTTGAGGTATATATTTTAATATATCTTCATCTTCTTCCAATATTAGACCAATATTTCTATTATCTAGAGCTAACATTATTGTTTCTTTATCCAAATTAACATCTAATGGTAAATTTCTTATAGTATAACTATCTAGATATAAACATTTTTTTATAATATCATCATCATATCTTAATGATCTGTCTATACACATATAAATATTAGAATTGTAGGTATAAGTATAATGATTTCTTATTTTATTATGATCATAATTTATTTTTTCTAATTCCAAAAAGATGTTTATAATTTTTTTATTTTTCTTTATGTTTTCTCCAATATAAGGAAATGCATTTGAATATCTATAGTCAATGTCTCTCAATCTTAATCTTTCTAATTCTAAAAAACTAGTAATAAATTCAATATCATTTCTCAATTTATTACTAACATTCATCATAATATGCGAATAACCACTATAAACAACCGCTTTCTTTAAACTCTTCTCATTATCTAAATATTTCATCATAAATGTTTTATCATTCTTTAATCTATCTGATGCAAAATATATATTTGGTGTAGAATATGTTATTGCCATTAATATGATTTCATCATCATCTTTTATTTTATCTGATGCATATTCTATTGCAGATAATATTTTTTTGATAAATTCTCTATCGTTTTTTAATCTATCTGACATATATCTACATATTCTTCCATCAGATCCATTATTTAATCCTGTATATATAATATCAATATCATCTTTTATTTCATCAGATGCATAATCTAGTAAATTTTGATATTTACTTACACAAAATTTCATAAATATTGGATCTTTATGTAGATCAGGTTCTGACAAATCAAATTGTGTCTGTAAAGTGCTAGTTTTATTATTAATAATAATATTATAAATTGATTCACATTTAGTTACTATTTTTTTTGTATCCTCTTTGGAATATGAATAAAAAATAATATTTGGTTTATTTAATTTATACGTTTTATCTTTGTTATGATATATATCATATAGATCTGTAAAAATCTGTTCATCCCCTTGTATTATAATATAGTGTTTATCTGATTCAATTGTCATTAAGAAAATAGTTTTTAATTCAGAATATGTATAATATTTAACTGGATCAATATTTAGAGTTACAAATATTTCACCTGATAATGTTGTTAGATACATCTTTATACTAATTATAATATTATAATCAACATAAAAAGTTATTAATTCAATTTTTATGCAATGCAATAAATAAAATAGCTATATATCATGTATAGCTGTTTCGTTTGTATCTATTCTATTCAATACATCTAAATGATCTATAGCTTGTTGTAGTTTTTGACGAATTGTGTAAGCTTTACTTTTACTGGTTGTCCATATTGTGTCGCCTAATTTTGGATGTTTTTCTATACGAAAGTAATCTCTAAACAGAACTCTTTCACCATTATCATCTTTTTTGTATTCAGCATTATAGGTTACATATTTTGGTAAATCTGATTGTTGAATACCATCTGGTAGAGGTTTAGCATTATGTTTTCTATTACGTTTTCCTGTATTTTGATTTTGTTCGGATTGTGTAGCTAATCTTAAATTAGATAAACGATTATCTAATTTATTTCTGTTAATATGATCAACAGATAATGCACCTTTGGATGTTCCATTACCAATATGATTCATTAAATAAGCATGCATATTTATTTGTTTATCATCTATATCTGCTGCAACATAACCATTTTTACATAAAAACCATGTTTTGTCAATACTAATAATTCGTTCGATAGAATCAATATCAATTTTAACCATATTATCACCACAATTTATTATATAATATTCTTCATTGGTCTCTTTATTTTTTACTAACCAATATTTGTTTTTTTCTTCACCGGCAAATCTACCCATTTTACAAACTTTTCCATTAAATGTTCGTAATATTTCATGCTCTTTTTGAATGTCTTCTAACATAATAGATATAATAATATATTATATCTATTATATACAATATCAATAATTATTAATTTCAAATTTTTAATAAGTATTAATATTATTATAAAATAATTATACTGTTGTTATTTCGGAATCAAATATTTTTAATTGTTCAATAGCTTGTTCTAGCTTTTGACGAATTGTATAAGTTTTACTTTTGCTAGATGACCATACTGTGTCATTTTGTGATGGATGTTTTTCAATACGAAAGTAATCTCTAAATAGAACTCTTTCACCATTTTCATCTTTTTTGTATTCAGCATTATAGGTTACATATTTTGGTAAATCTGTTTGTTGAATTCCATCTGGTAGAGGTTTAGCATTTGATCTTCTATTGTGTTTTCCAACAAGTTTATTTTGTTCTGAATGTGTTGTTATTTTTAAATTAGATAGACGATTATCTAACTTATTTTGATTAATATGACTAACTGTTAATGCATCTTTTGTTGTACCATTACCAATATAATCCATTAAATAAGCATGCAATGCCATTTTTTTATTGCGACTAATCTCACAAACAACATAACCATTTACTACTGACCAACTTTGTGATATTTGTGATATTTTACTAATAGATTCAGTATCAAATAATGTATATCTATCATTTGATACATCCATTATATAATATTCTTCAGCGGTTTCTCTATTTTTTACTAACCAGTATTTATTTTTCTCTTCACCGGCATATCTACCTAGGGCATTAATTTTACCTCTAAATGTTTCTAAAATTTCATGATTATCGAATATATCTGACATAATAAATAATATTTATTTATCTTTTGTTTATCATAAAATAATAATTTCAATTTTTATAAGTTAATACATTAACTTATAAAACTTATACTAAAAACCATAAATCTATTAATAATTTAATAATTTAATAATTAATAATTTAATCACTTAATTCGAGTAAGCTAACCCTCCCATACCACTCATTATTCTGAATACGTTATAGTTGGTTCCATAGATAGAACAATTAGAGTCATCTGACAAATATTGAGTTTTAAAATCATTATCAGCTGCGAATCTTCCGAATGTTAAATTGAGTGTTGCATTATCAATACGAGACATGTTGCAAGTTCCTGATGGTTGATGTTCTTCAGGATTTAGAGCAAATGAATACATAAGAAGACCATCAGTTGGAGTGTTAGAATGACATTGATAAGGTTGGACATAGTTAAAATATGCACCATCACGTTCAGAAAAGCGGTCATGACCATTGAGTTGGAGTAATACTTTATTAACGGGATTAATACTTCTATTAATATATACACCAAAATTGTCACATTGTCTTAAGATAACATCAAAATTTGCACTTCCATCCGAAGTAGCAGGTATTGGTACTGCTCCTGATGGTACATTACCTCTGTCAAATTTAATTGTATCTGTATGACTAACAGATTTATATAAATATAAACTTGTTACTGGACTTGATGCTTCTTCAATAGTTAGAGTATCACCGATAATAGTAATATTATCAATATCAGGGGTATTTACAATGGCAATGGCATTAATACGATTGAAAAAAGATGCATAATCATTATGAGCAGGTTGTAATACACCACCAACCTCACCACTGACACCTCCTGATAGATCTAATACTGTTTCATTATTCACGGTCTTATATTTAGCCAAGGCAAGAACACATCTCTTAGTTGCAAGGAGACGTGTATTTTCAATGTTCTTAGAATCATAAGCTAAGAAAGTTTTACCAGCTGTGTAACGTCCAAGTTGGAGAACCCAGTATAGAGCCTTGCATGGATGATTGAAATTGAGTCTGAACTTTTGTTGAAGAGATGATACTGATTCAGAACCAGTAAATTGGACTTGTTCAATCAAATATTCATGTTGAGCTTGGGCAAAACGCTTACGTTCTTCATTGTCAAGATAGACATAATCTACAAATAGAGATGCAGATTGGAAGCTTAAACGACTTAATTCAGCTTCAGTAACATTTGCTGTACGATTTATACATTTGTTCAATGGAGAGAATTCAAAATTGAGTTTAACTTCATGATATTGAAGAGCAATTAGAGGGATTGCGAGTCCATCATTACGATTGTTAAAAAACTTAAGAGGAACGTACAATACGGCTTCATCATGTTTGTTAGCCAAAGTTGTTAGTTCAGTAGTGTTACCAATCATGATATCATAACCACGGTCATGAGCCCAATTACGTGCAAGTTCATACCAAATATTGAGCCATGTTCCATATTGCTTATCAATACGAGTACCGCCAACTTCGAGTTCAACATTGTCAAGTAGAGCATGACCAACACGATTTACCCAAGCCCACTTCTTAGTAGAATCACTAAGAGCAAATGTTGGTAATACTAAACGAAGATACATTTTTGTGATAAGATCACCGTTACGACTGATTTGACAAGTTACACGACGACTGAAATCAGCTGAACCATTAAAAACTTGTTCAATATTTTCAACGGCAAAATTTGTATGACGTCTATATACTGTTTTGAAAAAAGTAATCTGAGGATTACCTGTAAGATAAATATCTTGTGCCCCATAGGCAACGAGTTGCATTAAACCACCTCCCATTTTAATATATATTAATAGGGAAAGAAAAAAATTTCAAAAAAATGCATAATTAAATTAAATTTTAGAATATTTTATTATTAAAAAGATATATTTTTTATTAAACGCATGTCAGTATAAATTGTTGACGCTTAATGAATTTAAATATATCTTATATATATATTTTATTATGTATAGTCAAAACTCTTTCAAAGACAAACAAATAAAATACACTACCTATATTAACAACAATAAAAATAGTGTATCAACTACTTTAGATATTAAACACCAAGAAAAAGTTAAAGAATTTGAATCATATGACGAACAATTAAAGAAAAAGAATAGTCAATATAAAAAATATTTAAAACAGTTAGATGAATTAAATAATATTAAATCATCTGATTTAACGCTTGAAATAACCCAAAAAAAAGCTACACTAAAAAATGAAATAGAAAGTATTAAATTTGATATTGATAAATTAAAAAACAGAACAGATGAAATAAATTATTATGAAGATACAATCGATATTTTATTAGAATACTATAACGCAAATAATACAAATTTATATCAAGATCAAACCTCAGTTCCAGCTCAAACTTCAACTCAAGCTCCAACTATCATTGACATAAATGATATTTTTAAAAAAAAACAAAATGTTAATTCATCAACCGATAAATCAAAGCTATATGATAAGTATATGAAAGTTGTTCATAATACAAACACAAAAAAAATAAAAAATACATTTACTGTAAAAAATTGTCCAAAATGTAAAGTTGAAAAAACTGTTCATCTTGGTGATGGTTTAGTAATATGTAATCAATGTGGCGATACTGATATTATTTTATTGGAAACAGATAAACCAAATTATAAAGAAGCTGTAATTGAAACAAAAGTATGTGCATATAAACGTAGTAATCATTTATCTGAAATATTAAATCAGTTACAAGCAAAAGAATCAACCGAAATTGATGAAGATATATATAGTATGATTAAAGAAGAATTAAAAATTCAACGTATTACAAATTACAAACTACTTGATCATAAAATTATGAAAAAAATATTAAAAAAACTGAAATTGAATAAATATTATGAACATATACATCATATTATTAACAATTTAAATAACTTACCACCACCAAGTATGACAAGGGAACAAGAAGAAAACATAAAAAAAACATTTAAAGAGATCCAAAAACCTTTTCAAATATATCGTCCTAAAAAAAGGAAAAACTTTTTAAATTATAACTATATTTTACATAAGATATGCGAACTATATGAATATGATGATTTTTTACCATATTTCCCTTTGTTAAAATCAAGAACCAATCTAGAGGAACAAGATATTGTCTGGGAAAAAATATGTAGATATAATAATTATCAGTTTATACCGTCTATATAAGTATATAAAAAAAAATGAAATTTATAATATCTATATAAACCATATATATTATATATATAATATATATAATGGCTCTTAATAGCAAGTTCTTTAATATCTATGATTCATCAGATTCTGAATTGTCAGAATCTGAGACAGATTCAGATAATGAAACTGATGTTGATGATTCAAATCAGGTTTCAAGTGTAACACCAATACCTAAAGCGAAAGCTAAAGCAAAATCAAGATCAAAAAGTAGGACACCAAAATCTGATCATGAAGTATCATTTTATAGTAGTGAGATATTATCACATGATTATAAAATAAACATCAGAATTGAACAGAGGAATTCTAGAAAACATACTACATCTATTGAAGATATTCCTGAAGACTTCTTTGATAATAAAGATCTAACTAAACTACTACTTCAAGAACTCAGAAAAAAACTGACTTCTTATGCTGTTGTTAAAAAAGCAAATAGTCAAAGATATATTGAAGTGGCAGGTAATTGTCATGGAAAAATCAGAGAAGTTTTAAAAAAGTATATTGACATTAAAGATGAAAATATTTTAATTCATGGTGTATGTTCATAATCATCCAGTAAGTTTTTCTTTTATTATTAGTAATGGTCCAAATATGTCTAATAGTGTTTGTACCAATACAGCTGTTGCACTAATCATGAAAATTTCTCTATATGGCATTTTACCAGTTGTAAAATATTTTGTAACAAAATATAAACTAAAGAATAAAATAATGGCTCTAACAAGTTTTAGTGTGATTCTGTTTTTCAACATTTAATATATTTATGTTTAAGAATAAAAAAATAAATATTGTCTATTTTAAATAAATAATATATTATGGGTGGTGGATTAATACAGATAGCATCTTATGGACTTCAAGATATATTTTTAATTGGAAATCCTCAAATAACGTTTTTTAAAACAGTTTATAGAAAACATACAAATTTTTCTATGGAATATATTCAAGAGTATTTTGATGGTATCCAAAATTTTGGTAACTATCTAACATGTAATATATCTAAAGCAGGAGATTTAATGCATCGTCTCTATTTAAAAATAGAAATTCCTCAAGTGTTACTGAACCATAATAATTCTTATCAGAATCAAAACAGTATCTATAAAGATTTTAAATCAAATTATGATAAACTAACAAATTATTTAAATCAGATAAATTATTATATGATCCAACCATTATATAAACTATTAAATCTATCTGATTTTAGCTATATTGATCTTGAAATAAAATATAAACTCCTATACAACTCAATCACTTACCCTATATTGATATCAACCATTAAAAACATTATAATAGATTCATACAAAACATATGCAACTATATTAGTTAATAATGATAGTAAATATGTTATTAGTTCATCTGATCAGACACAAATTGTTAATTTTTTAGATTTTGATATGTATTACAAGAAATACATTAACCAAACAACATTTAATAATCTAAAAATATTTCTTGATAATTATATTACACATGTTAAAATAATTAAATCACATTTGTTTAAACAGCTTAATATATATAAAGAAATGGACTCAAAAATGAATAGAAGTAATTTAAATTTTGCATGGGTTGAAAATATAGGTCTTCAAATAATTGATAGAGTTGAAATAGAGATAGGGGGTAAAATGATAGATTTTACTGATGCAGTTAGAATGAATATCAATTATCAATTAACAAATAATAGATATCATGATATAACTTATAATAGATTGATAGGTAATGTACCATCATTAACTGAATTTAACACAGATATAAAACCGTTTTACACTATGATTATTCCTATTGATTTCTGGTTCAGTAAATTTTCTGGTTTATCTATTCCTCTAATCTATTTAAGATATCATGATGTTAAAATTAATTTAAAACTCAATGATTTAATTAATTGTTGTTATTTTGAAAAATTAGACGATGATGTAATGATTGAAAATCTAATTAATCTATATTCAGTATCTCTAATTATTAATTATGTATATTTGGATAATGACGAGAGACAAAAATTTGCTCAATTACAGCATGAATATTTAATTGATCAAACACAGATAGCAATATATGATAATATTACAACAGAACAAATAAATGTTGAACTCCCTTTTTTTAATCCAATAAAGCAATTATTTTGGTTAGTTAGGGATAATGATAATATTGCTAGATTAAAATATTTTGAATATAGTTGTAATTATTATGTTGATATATATCAGTTTCTATATGATAATACTCAAAAATTACTAAAAATTCAGACAACAAATAATTCAGATTTAAGTACGAATATATTAAATGGGGAAGTAATAGAAATAGTGAATAGTATTTATTATAGTGGTAAGTATATTGTAAAAAAAATAGAAAAAGAATATTTATTTATTGAATTTTATTACTATCTTCCTGAAACTTATTCATATAATTATGATATATTTGGTACATCATATTTTAAATCACCATACTACTTAGGGAATTGTCAAGCTTATGTTAAAAAAATAGTTAATGTTAATCCAATTGAAAAATCTACTTTAGAATTAAATGGTATTCAACGGTTTTATAAAACAGATGATATTTATAATAATTTTGTTCAACCATATCAATCTAATACAAGATCACCAGAGTATGGTTTAAATACTTACTCTTTTGCTTTAAATCCTCAAGAATATCAATCATCGGGATTTTGTAATTTTAATGGTTTAAATTTAAAAATAATGATATTAAAATTCAATAAAATATTTATTAATAGAAATTTAAATCTACTACTATATTCTTACGGTTACAATGTATTACGCTTTGAAAATGGTAAAGCTGGTTTAGTTCTCAATATTTAATAATTTAAAGGTCATATTATTATATTATTATATCACTAATATAATAATATATGCCAGGGGGGTTATTACAACTATATAGTTATGGATTACAAGATGAAATCTTTATAAAAGATCCTCAAATAACATTTTTTAAAACAGTATATAGAAAACATACTAATTTTTCTATTGATACTATTAATACTCTTCATAATATTAAATTTAATACCAATACTGAAATACCTCTATCTAAAACAGGCGATCTATTATATAAATTAATAGTTAAGTTAGAATTTCCAACTGTTAAAGCCTACTATAATGAATCATTAGAAGCATTAATGAATAAAATAAATACTACTGATATATATCAGTACAGTAATGATATCCATAGAATTAACACAACAATTTTTAAAGAATCAATTAAACTACTTAATGATGTTTTAAATGGTAATTTTAAGAATTATCTAAATGATGATAATTGGTTTTCATTAGATGATCTTGAATATCAGCAGAAATATATTGATCTAATAAAATCAAAACTAAAAATAATATCTTATTATCAATATAACACTGATAAATACATTGATTTTTTAATATCAGATAGAGTTAAATATTTAATTTATAATCAAGTGATTGAACCATTGGTATCTAATCCAGATACCAATCAGATATCTACTAATATCTTAAAACAGTATTATATGATAACAAAATATGGTTATGACAATATAGATAAGCTATTAAATGGTACGAAAGTTTCTGGATTAATTCAAATTGATGATAATGATATACCCTCATATTTAGTGTTTGTAAGTGATAAGGGTATATTGTTACCTGTTATAATAGATAGCTATAACATATCAGATAGTATTCTTAATTATAAAGGTCATATCTATGAAACTATTTATTATGATTACATAATTAAATATATTTCTACAAGTATTACTAATTCAACAGCTCCTTGGTATCTACGATTCAATAATGATTTTAGAAATTTTAAAATTAAATCAATAATATTATCTGAAAAATACCAAATTACAATTTATGAATCATTTGATATTCAAAATTTAGATCTATCTGGTTATATCATAATTATGTCTAATCTAAACTATAACTCTTCTATTATTCCATTAGTTATATTATCAATTGAATCAATAGATACAAGCAACAATATTATCATATGTAAAAAATGTGTTTCTAATGTTTTTGATATCAAAAA